GTGCAGTCGTTACAGTAGCAGACCAGACCGCACCTTCAAAACTATGAACTTGTTGTGCGTAAGTATATGGGCTTTGTGTATAAGCAGTCGTTCTTACGATTCTCCACTGAGAATTTACGAATCCCACATTAGTCGGTAGAGTCAGAGGAAAACTTGCCATTATCCACCTCTCACTAATGTTCTAGCAAAACTACCACCACGCACTCTTTGATCAGCAACGGCTGACATGGTTTCTTGTTTTATGACTGGTAACATATTCATAACTTCTGCTCTTACTGTCGGTACGACACCTGTTGCGAAATTTAAAGATTGATTGATCGTAATACCACCACCAAGATCACTGTTAGGAATGACTCTTGAATTGACTGCTGGTACGATAAGTTCTCTACCTGATTCACCAACATAAGTCGGTCTACCAGCTTGTACGAGTCCACCAGCTTGTCTAAAACCAAAGCCAGTTCCACCACCCCCACTTGGCATTCCAAGAGCCATCATAACAAGTTGCTTACGGATAGCGTCATCTTGTTGCTCTCTTATGTCTGTAAGAGATTTTTGTATTGCGTCAATCAATGGTTTGATAATGAACAAGTGTGTAATAAAAGATATAAGTTGTTGTAAAGCGTCTCTGAATATTCCTTTGAGAGCCTCACCAAAGTTTTCACCACTAACAAGGGCGCTTGCAAAAGCGTCAGAAATCTTGACACCAGCCTCATCAATAATGATTCCTAACTTCTCTAATGTTTCTTTTACCTCTTCTGATATCTTGCCAACTTTACCAGTTTCTTCTTCAGTCTTCTTTAATATTTGTGGGTAAACACCAGATACGGCATTTAATAATTTTTGTTGGAATATAGAGTCTCTTATGTTTCTAAGAATGTCATCTTGCGTTTTTTTGAAATCTTTTAAGGCTTTTTCAGATTTTTCAGCAGAGTCTCCGAGACCTACAAACCCTTTTATGTTATCTAGCAGACCACCATAAAACTCTTTTGCTGAGTTATGTATGTTCTCTATCTCTCTTCTGAAAGTTATTATACTAGCGACAACTACCGATATTGCACCAGCCACACTAAATAATGCTCTGATTAGGAAAGCACCAACAGTTACAGACAACAATGTTCCTATAGTTGATATTGCTTGAACTATCTCTGCAAAATTTTCCCTGATTGATATTGTCACTTCTGCTAATGTTCGACCTACCTCTCTACCGAACTCTATAATTTTCTCTTTTGAATTATCTAGTGATTGATTAACGCCAGCCAGAGACTTCTTGACCTCTGCAAAAAATGACTCACCTACTGCTTTACGGAAGGTGAATAACTTATCTTGTAGCATTGAAATCGTACCAGCAAAAGTAAATGCTAGTTTATCAGTAGCTTGTCCGAATCTACCACCCTCACCAAACACATTCTCAAACGCTTTAGCAGTTTCAGATATACTTACTGTTGCGCCTTGTTGAAAGCCTAAAAGTTGTCTAACACCCTTTTCTCTAAAAAGATCAGCGCTGGCAATACCACCAGCAAGCGATCTTTGAATTTGTTCAGCAGTTGTTTGGAAGTCTAAACCTGTAATACTCGCAACATTACCTGTGATTCTTAAAAACTTATTCAGTTTATCCAGATCATTAATTACTGTTGAAAGTATTACACCACCAGCTTGTATTTCCTCTAACTGAAATGGTGTTCTTGACGCAAATTCTGTAAAAATTTCAAGACCTTGTTTTGCTTTTTCTGATGATTGAAAAATAGCCTCTAGTCTTAGTTCTAAGTTTTCTAAACTACTAGATACATCTAAAACTTTTTTGATTTGTATTGCAGTGAATATACCACCGAAAATACCACCAAACTGAACGGCTCTCTTACCGACATTAGCTAGTGCGTTACCTAAGTTTTTAAAAGAACTACTCATAGATCTACTTGATCTATTGACAGTGCCTCTAGCTTGCTCTAATCCTTTTTTAAGATCTTTGAGATCAGCCTCTATGCGTACAACTAATTTATCTAATTCAGCCATATATTAATAATCTGGGAACATATCCTTTAACTTTTCAAACTCTTCTGAGCCAATAGGCTCTTCTTTTTCACCACTATTATACTCACGAAAGCCTTTGATAGCCAAGTTGATTTCATACAAAGTCATATCCCAGAACTCTGAAGGTTGAATACCCATCATACCAACCATGATCTCGTAGTATCGGTTTATCGGTATTTCTTCTGTGCCGTCAGATTTTACGTTTTTTTTTCTGAGTCAGTGCCTATTCCTTGTGTGAGGATATCAGCGCATAACTTGTAGACTTGTAGATAGTCTATGTTGTTGCAAGCCTTTTCTATCTCATCTTTTTCAATGTCATTACCACCAGCAACGATTACTATTTTGAGTATTGATATGCACTCATCTAAGGTAAGCTCAGTAGCTTGTAGTTTCATGGCTAGTTTGAGAAGTGGTGTTTTAAGTTCGTTCTCTATTTTTTTGATTGCACTGACAGGTAGTCTTGCTGAATATTCTTTTTCACCAAACTTAATTGGTTTTAGATCTCTTACTGGATTTTCGCTCATGTTTTGTTGCCTCTTGTTTGATACATAAGATCAGTAACTTCTCATGTCGTTCTGCTACATCTCTTACGCTTTGTATAGTATATGTTTCATTGTTGATAGATATAGAATCAGACTCTAACAATTTAGCCCAGTCCTCAATGTAAGGCAACTCTACTTCTGTAATGTTGCCATTGACATTGGTCTGACATCCATAATCGTCAGAGCCAATTCTAATCTCGTTTTTTATCCACATATTTTATCTTGTCTTACCATTAAGCAGAAGTAAATGTTACTTGTCCACTTGATTCAATGGTCAAACTATATGTTGCCTCTGTATTATAATCACCTGATTTTTCAAATGATGTAATCTTAAAGTTACCTGAGTAGTTACTTCCGTCACCAAAAGTAAGTACATACGCCTGAGTCGTGCCAGCATTTACAAACCCTATCATTCTATTGAGAGCAGTTGTATCATCATACACGCCACTTGCGGTGATAGACATTGATGTGACTCCACCACCATCAAGAATATCTCGTCCTAAACTAGATCCACCAGATACAAACGGATTCGAGTCTTTAGTTGTGACATCAATCATTTCTCCGTTTATTGTCATTGAGGTAGTTCTCATACCACCTACTGTAGACGCAGATCCAGTTGAATTATCTTTTAATAAGAAATCTTTACCTTTTAATACTGCCATTTTTTACCTCGCTAATCGTATATTAAAAAATCAACATTCACTATGCCATGCCTCGTTATTCCGTCACCTTCAACTAATGTCACTGCATTAACTACTTGACTTACTATCGAAGTCGCACCAGCTACCGATATTGTAGTATTATCAAGTAAGGATATCAAGATTTCCATAATTTCTTTAGTTTCCTTCTGTCCTCTGTATTGTGACCATACATCTATGTCTACATTGTATACTCTACCTGATCTGTCTTTAGTATTGACTTCACGACTTGTCTCTGTGCCAATAACAACATAAGGATATGTAGTATCTTGTGGCGCTACAGTATCAAATATCTTGTTATCACCTATCTTACTATCTAGTGATGAGTCTCCTGACAGTGTTGAAAATATTGCGCTTTGTAAATCGAATGAATGAAAACCCATTAGCCAAACTCCACACCTGATATTTTTTTCATTCTTTTTCTAATGACAGTGTTACCTATTCTAATCTCTACTGCACGACCATTAGCCATTCTCTTAGTTTGCTCAAACGCTATACTACCTTCTCTCATAAATGGTCTGTTCAACCTACCTTTATCTAAATTGTAAGCATATTCGACTTCTGTATCGACACCACCAGAAATGACATCACCAACTCTTCTTGCTCTAAAAGGCATGATACTATTTTTAAGATTACCTGTATCTGGTCTAGGGGGGTTTCCCTCAGAAGAGGCTATGTGAATGATGTCGTCATTTTTACCACTGGTGTAAGCGTTTCCTGTTGCTGGTGAGTTCACCATACTTCTTTGTATATTTTCTTGGAAGGTGTTGGACACTTTGTTTATGTAAGTCAAAACCTTTTGAATGTAAAGATTCTCTACCTGTTCAGTAGTTGAATTGATAGAACTAAAAACTGTGACTTTAACTGAACTCATGTTGCTACACCTTCAGTAGCAGTGATCACTTGAAATTTTCTTTTACCCTCATCAAGATCGACAATGCCTGTGATATTGAATGTTTTTGAATCGTAAGAGATTCTGTATGCAGTTGTCAGTGTTGATAAATACCTTATGGTAAAAGTAAAGTTATTAGTTGCCCTTAGCTGATCACCGAAGACTGACTCTGATCCACTGTTATTTACAACTTTAGCCCAGACTGTCGTTTGTGTACTGTAAGATGTGGTCTTGCCACCCCCAGCGTCAGTGGATGAACTTAAAGTCTGCAAAGCGATACGATTTCTCATTTCACCTATCAAAGACATTTTAGATCATACCACCATAATGAGCAGTTCCTCTGTATGGATTCGTGGATATCTGTCTTATTACATAAGGTTGTAGAAGTTGCGTTACAAGATAGGGTACGCTTTGGTTGTAGTCTAAACCTACAAAACCTCTATCACCTCTATGTTCATACAGATACCCAGCGTAAATGAGACCAGCATTTTTTATATCCTTTGGAACGCTTGCCGTATTTCCATATCCAGCTACATAAGTGATCTCAATAGCATTAGCAACTCTTAGTCCTGTCGGATAGGATTCACCTGATCTCAAAACAAGTCTAGCTGGTACACTCATGCTATCTAAATAATACTTTGATGAGGCAAAAGTAGATTCTGTATCTGCGTCATCATAATATTTTACATGGGTTATTGAGGCAACTGGTGACTGTGGAAGTATTATTGATCTTCTAGTTATGTCTTGATCAATACCAACATAATTACCTTCTCTGATAGGTATGTCTGCGTCATATATAGAATCTATACCTAATTTGAGTGTCTGTGTGGTCAAACTTCTTTTGGTGTAATTTTTGACATAATTATGAACTGCTGACTGTAAGACAACTAAAACATTGTCATCTTCGTCAGTGTTATCTATTCTTAGATGTTTTTTTAGTTCTGCTATGGTAAATAATAAATCAGTCTCAGCAGTTACAACGCTTACACCAGCCATCTCAACTCCTTATAAATATGTTATGCACTATCATAGCTGATTTTCCCT